GCCTCTGTGGAGGGAATCGAACCCCCATCTCAGGTTTAGAAGACCCTTGCTCTATCCGTTGAGCTACACAGAGTTTGCAACAGAACCAAGAAAGAAACTGGTGGAAGGGAAAGGATTCGAACCAACGACCTGAAGCGTTATGAGCGCCCTGAGCTACCACTGCTCTACCCCGCAAGAGATTATTGTATAAAATGAAAAAAACCCCCAAGCAAGGGGGCTTCTTCCAAGATAAGGAGTCACCTCCTTTCGGTTTGGGCACCTACTTCATGCCACAGACAAGACACCCACTTCAAGAGAAGAAAGATCGCTTGAGGTCCAAGGAAGTCCAGTGGCCGGATTCAGTTGAAGATCATAGAGGCTGTATTTCAGAGAAAACGGTAGATCGAAGTTCGGAGAATCGTAGTTGACACCCGACTGACGGATCATATGTTTGATTCTGCTCGGAGAATTCAGACCTCGCGTGGTCGTCGTCACAGAGACGAGGTTGCTCAAGTTTTGGGCACCAATGTATCCGCTCAGACTTGCACTGTGACGCTCAGCAGGGACCTTGGTGTAAAGCCCTGTGGTTGGATCATCATCACCAAGAGAAGCCAGCAAACCATCCCACTGGGCAAAGGCACCACCGGTCACAGGACGCAGGAAGTTCAGACGAGCATTGCGAGTGTCACCATCGGCTACGATGATCTCAGTGAAGGTCTGACCCAACAACAGGGACTCAGTATGTGAACAGCCCAAAGCGAAACGGACCGGGTTGGTCAGCGTGTTCGGGTTGGAGCCAAACGAGGCAAAACAGGCCAAAGCACCGTTGATGTAAACATCGGCACGGATCAGAACCGAAGTGATCAGAAGTGAGATGTCGATGAAGTTCATCTTGCTCTGAGTCATCGGAATGGTTGTATCGACAAAAATAGTCGTTGTTCCATTGTGGAGGGTCAGAGTCAAAAGCTGAGTGGTAGTGGAAGTTTTCCTAGCCAGCCTGATCAAGTTCCGGTTCAGAACGTCCTGACACTGGAACAAAGTCCCAGTCGCACCGGTGGGGATTGAAAAGCCGTTACCATCCGCAAAAGAACGGAAGTGGAACCATGTGGTATTCCCTGTGTTGGGCACAAAGTCGGGACTGTTCAGAAGCTGGTAGTTTGTCATCAGGATGCCATAAGGCACACGGAGAGGGTCGAATGTTCCAGCAGCAGATCCCGGCACTGTCCCCGGAAAGTGGCTGATGTTGTTCGAGGCAAACAGGATCTTAGGCATGGTTCAGTTCCTTTTCAGATGAGGACTTGCATGAGCTTTAGAGAAATCTGGTCGATTAGGCAAACGTTACCAACGTTAAGATTGTTTTGTTCTTGAAGTTCAAAGGTCATTCGAACTTTTCTGGTTCCAACAGGAACAAGCTCAGGAGGGGTAGCGTAGTAGCTCCAGGTTGTACCAGTAAGGGTATCAAGTTCAATTATTCCAAAGAAGTCTCTGGTATTCAGCACGACGTTTGAAGCATCCAGAAGTTGATAGTAAGCTCTGAATGTTGCTTCATAACTGCCTACACCTTCTCTAATTGCATAGTGAGCCATAGAAATATAGCAGTTCCCTGTGTCTACTTCGTCATCATTGGAGGGAGAGATGTTCACTGTTTGAGTGAAGGTGCAGGCAATATTGGCAGTGTTTGGACCTCTGAAGGCTTTGGTTCCTGAAATGTTAGGTGGAGGAGTTACAGTTACAGATTGAAGAGTACCACTAGTGACAGTCCAACCTCCAGTTCCCGATTCAGCACCGGGGTTGCTGATGCCGATATTATCTATAATTGTCATGAACTCACTGCTATAGACATCCAAGTGGGAGATGCCAATGTGATCCATGAGATCAACGCCAGTGACAATGAAGATGTCATCGCTGAAAGTGGTCACATGATCATCGACCCACATACCTGTCAAAACAGCAATTTCGTCCATGAAAACAGTGAGATGGTCCTGAGCAGGCATACCTGTCAGACCATAGATGTAATGCTCACCAACAATTAAAGGCTCAACCAAGCTGACAAATACAGGATCAGACGTGGCTGAACTACTGCCAACTTGGTTCGTTGCAATGACTTCACAGGTCAGATACTTCGAATCCATGAAAGCATCAGTCTGGAAGAAGGCAAAGCTGGGTCCAACACCATACTGAGCAAAGACACCATCCACATACCAGCGGTAAGCACGACTGGGAGAAGGAGAAGCATCAACAGAGCCGGGAGTGCAAAACATGATGTTGGGAATACCCGGATCACCTTGGATCTGAGGCAAACCCAACCAGATAGGAGCGTATCGTCCGATGGTTTTCCCACGCTGAGGGCCAATGATTGAAACTCGTTGCTGTTCACCTTCCATGATGGAAGGGTTAATGTGAACTGGTGAGATCGAGCGGATCTCATAGACTTCTTGGGTAATCGTAATCGGCATCGGTGAGATCCTCTTCTTGGTTCAGAGAGAACCTTCGACGGCGAACTTCGCATTACCAGTGGCCAGAATCCGAATGTCTGGCATGTTGGCACGAGGCAACCGCACGAGGTTAGAAGCAACCACGGTGTAAGAGGCTTCAGTGGGGGTGAACCAATTCCCATCAGGATTTTTGACTTGGAATTGCACATCACCGGTGCCGATAAAGCAGGTGACGTTCAGATCAACGGCGTGAGCACCAGCAGCGTAGGCAATGACTTCTAGATGAGAGGAGTCATACCAGACAGGGGTGCATACATAGTTTGTTTCGCAGATGGGCATGGTTGCTTTCCTACTCAAATCTGGGCTATAGCCAACGCTGACACTGCCTTAACATAGGATGAGGTAATCAATCAATGCTGACTTTGGAACAGGTCAAGACCTCACTTCCTCCTGGAAACCGCAACAACGTCACCCAAGATATGGTGAATCAGTTGAACGCGCTGTCGAAGGATCCAGAGGAAGCTCGCTACATCAGAGAGAACTTCATATCGTTTTCTCAGGTGCTGATGGAAGGCAAATTCCGACTGGGCGATTATGTTCAGGCCGTGATGTTTGTGTCTTACAAGGTCATGGGAAAGACAAACCATGATGCTTACCGTCTGACATTTCCTGATCGTTACGCTTCCATGATTGCTTCTGGGAAACCTCAGAAGGACATTGCCTCCATGATCACTGCCTACAACAAGGGCGTATTGGTCACGAAGATCATGGAACGGGCCATCATTCCCACATGGATCCTGAATCAGGATATGTTCCAAGCTGCGTTGCAGACCCAGTTTGAAATCATGACAGATCCGGACATCAACTCCAGAGACCGGACAGCAGCAGCGAACAGCTTGCTGACTCATCTAAAGAAGCCAGAGGTTCACAAGTCTGAGCTGAAAATCGACATCGCTGTGAATGACGGCATGGCAGCCATGGAAAGGAGTCTTCGAGAGCTGAGCCAGAGACAGCTCAACATGATCGAACACAATCCCAACATCACTGCTGGTGACATCGCAGCGATGCCCATGAGAGTGATCAATCCATGAGTGAAATCGACGACGAGTTCAACCGCAGAAAAACAGTGGATGACTACCTCAACGAGGTGGACTTTCAGTTGTTGAACCGTAACGGTGGCTACATTCCTACCGAATTTGCTTTGAAATTCATGAACTTTATCAAGCTTGTGAATGGTGAAAAAGGTGAGGAAAACAAGACACCAGTCATGCACTTGGTCATGCTGGACAAGCTTCAAACCAAAGACGAAAAGATCGCAAATCTCTGTGCCCGAGGCACTGCGAAAACAACTCTCTTTATGGAATACTTCTCGATGTATCTGGCCGTTTTTGGAAGACTGCCTAACTTTGGTGAAGTTTCGGGGATGCTTTATATCTCTGACTCAATGGACAACGGAGTCAAATCGGCCAGAAACTCCATTGAATTCAGATACAACAACTCGGAATTCATGCAGTATTGGGTGCCTGAAGCACGCTTCACTGAGAATTATCTGGAGTTCAAGAACCGGTCTGGACACCAACTTGGCATCAAGATGTTCGGTGCCAAATCAGGTATTCGGGGAACCAAGATCTTCAACCAACGTCCTGTGATTGCAGTCATGGATGACTTGGTTTCTGATGCTGACTCAAAATCTCAGACAGCAATGCAAGCTATCAAAGACACGGTGTATTCCGGAGTCCAATACGCCTTGCATCCCGCAAGACGGAAAATGATTCTGAACGGAACTCCCTTCAACAAGGGAGACATTGTTTATGAAGCCATCGAATCCGGAGCTTGGAAGGTCAACGTCTGGCCAATTTGTGAGCAGTTCCCTTGCAAACCAGAAGACTTCAGGGGTGCTTGGGAAGATCGCTTTACCTATGAATATGTGAAGACTCAGTATGAGTCTGCTGTGAAGGAAGGCAATCTAAAGTCCTTCCAACAGGAACTTATGCTTCGAATTACCAGCGATGAGTCTCGCTTGGTTCAAGATGCAGACATCGGTTGGACCTCCAGAGCTGACATTCTGAACAACAAACAGGACTACAATTTTTACATCACTAGTGACTTTTCCACGTCTTCTAAACAGACAGCAGACTACGCTGTGCTGAGTGTGTGGGCCTACTCAAAGCAGAGTGAGTGGATCTGGGTTGATGGAGTCGTGGAACGTCAGTCGATGACTCAGACGGTGAACGACCTATTCAGACTCTGTTCTGAGTATCAGCCCCAAGGTGTTGGGGTCGAAATTTCTGGCCAACAACAGGGATTCGTCGATTGGCTTATGATGGAGATGAACAATCGGGAGCAGTATTTCAACTTGACTCAGAAAGATGGCAAGCCCGGTATCCGTCCAGTGACTGACAAACTGGCTCGATTCAATATGATTGTGCCATTGTTCAAAGCGAAAAAAATCAAGTTTGTCGAAGAGATGCGACTTTCTCGTGTGCTTGGGATCTTCCTTGAGCAGATCTCCATGGTCACAAAAGATGGAATCAAAGGCAAAGATGACTGTGTAGACACGGTGTCCATGTTGCAATATATGAATCCTTGGATCCCCTCTGGAAGCGCGACAACTACGTCTAGCCCCCAAGGTAAGGAACTACCTAGAGCAGTTTGGGGTAGCATGGATGCCGATCCGGGTGCTACTGATGACAGTAACTACGGATCGTATATGGCATGAGGTGGATCCATGATCAGTTTCGCACAATTCAGTGAGAGACTCGCAAGAGCACAACTCAAAAACATGAGTGCAGTGGATGACACCAATTTGGGTGAAATTCGGCCTGACTACGAGGCAACTGTGCTCAGTTTGACGAATGAAGCTTTGACGACTCTTTCGACAAAGTTTCCTCTGTTTAAGTTGCAGGTGGATCTGACTCTGGATGCTGCTAAACAGGAATACAGTTTTGACACAGACACTGCTTCTTTGACTATGGTTGTGTCTTCTCAAACCTATGACTCTGAAAGATTCATCAAGATTTTGAACGTCTACAACTCTGATGGAGATGAGTTGTTGACCGATGTCAACGGACATGTGACTGTCCCGGCATACAACCGGATTCGCTTCACATCTTCTATTCTCATGGAGTTGATTGAAGTGGGTCCAAAAGTTCGGATCCGGTTTCAGGCTCGCCATCCTGAGATTACTGCGAACGATGGAATTATTCTGCCTCCTAATCTGGAGACAGCTCTTCAACTGCTGGTTGCATCAATGTATATCAGCCAAATGAATGGTCCTGAGCACTCCGCAAAAGGTGACAGTTATTACGCACAGTATCTGCGTCACATCGGGGAAGACGAGCTGCAAAACAACAGTTCGACTTCAGAGATCGAAACCGACAACCGCTTTGGGAACAGAGGGTTTGTCTAATGCAAATGGTCTCAATAAGGCAGGAAAAATCAATGGCAATCGAAACACTGAAAGACTTGATCCCGCTGGTCATCGCAGGAATCACCACTCTTGGTGGGGCTGTGGCGTGGTTGCTGACGCGGATGGATGCAAAGAACATCAAAGAGCGTGAGTTCGAACAATCTGAAAGAGGCAAGCTGGAGAAGTTCTTTACTGAACAAATCAACGCGCTTCAGGCTGAAGTTCACAGCCAGAATCAAGAAATTAACCAACTTCGCAGGGAGCTGAATATCTATGTTCGACATGTGGGCATTCTTGAAGGTCTTCTTAAATCCAAAGGGGTTGAACCCCCTCCCTTCACTATCACCTCGTAAGGATACTGTCATGAATTTCATCGGCACTGGGAAGAAACTGGATGACATCGACCTCCCAAAAATCGGGAGGTTGATTGGTGTTGGTGAAGATGAGATTCATGCCATTCTTGACGTTGAGTCCAAAGGCACAGGCTGGGATTCGAAGAATCGGCCTATCATTCTGTTTGAGCCTCACATCTTCTACAAGCAACTGGCAGCCAACAAGCCAGCAGCCCTAAAGACAGCGGTGTCTCAAGGTCTGGCATATAAGAAGTGGGGGACAAAGCCCTATCCCCGTGACAGCTATCCTGTCCTTGAGAAAGCCATCCTGATCGACCTTGAGCTGGCCCTTCGGTCAGCTTCATGGGGTCTGGGGCAGATTATGGGCTTCAACTTTTCCATGGTTGGCTACAAGTCAGCTCAAAAGATGGTGGAACATTTCAAGCTCGACGAAGAGAATCATCTGTCTGCCATGATTAAGTTCATTATTGCTGCTGGTCTGGATGATGAACTTCGTCATCATGATTGGGATGGTTTTGCTCGTGGCTACAATGGTCCGGGCTTTGCTGCCAACAAATACGACATCAAGCTGGCTGCTGCTTTCCAACGGTGGAAGAACATCAAGGATACCCCCCTGAAATGATGAAGTATTTTCAAATTGGTGCTTTGGTTGGTCTGGTTGCTTTTGGCTTCTGGACCAACCATCTTTGGAACCAGAACAAGCAACTCAATGCTGAGGTGACTCAGTTGGAGCTTCAGGCTGAAAAGACAGCAGAGAACTTGAAGCTTATGGTTCAGCAACTGGATCGAGAGATTGAATACCGGCAGATTGCTGAGTCTGCTTTAAGTGAACTCAATGAGGTGCCAGATGTCATCTACTCTCAAAAGCTTTCGCCTGAAATCCAGAGTGTTCTGGACAATTTTCATTCTCGGATTCAGCGGTAGTTTCCTCGCTGGGTGTGGGAACAAGCATTCTCTCGATTCTGGTTCAGGAATTTCTCGTCA